TACTGACATATTATTTGTTTCCTATACTAACTCAATATTAAGATTGATAGATGTTAATAGCACCACCGCGTCTTGGATCGGCTACGCCGGCACCCATGTAAGCAAGACCAGTCAACCACATTTGTAAGCCACCTGGTTTTTCGCCCATCTTGATCTGTAGGCCTTCCTTGAGAACTGTGAAGATCGCAGTTTCGTGGAAGTATGCACCAACTAAGCAATTGCTTGCTGATTGCTGACCTAAGAATGCGCGAGTTGTTGCTGACAAGAATGTAGTGAACATGATTGCGCAACCATAGACTGATTCAATGCGACCAGTTGATAACAATTCGTTACCAAGTGCTGATAGGTTTGAACCACCTGACTGGCTAACTGCACCACCTGTTAGTTCTGCTAACAAACGATTCAATGAAGAACCATCTTGTCCTGCAACTGTACCACCTTGTACGTTACCATTGCTGTCTAGAACAATGATTGGAGTACCTGGTAAGCGAGCAACTTTGTAGTTCTGCTTTACGTTACGTACTGTTTCTAGTACGCTGTTTGCAGTGAAGCCATCAGTCCAACCTGCTGTTGAAGGTGATAGACCTGATGCCATCAATTCCATAGCGCCTAACTGAGTTGGACGAGCAAAGCCGTCTGCTGGTGTTGGGCTATAGTTAGTGTTGCCTGGTGTTGCTTTGAATGATAGGAAAGCCTGACATACACGGATGTCAACCTTTTCACCATATGATTCACCAAGTTCAGCACCTAGTGTAGCAGCAAGTTCAAATGATGTAGTCCAAGCATAGAATACGTCGAATGCTGTTGCTGCAACTGCTGGAGTTGCTGTGATTGAACCTTGACCTAATGATGGATTCTGTTCAACTGCTAATGGAGGTGAACCGAAACCGTCACCACTGCCTGAACCGGCTGGGTTATAGTCTTGGTATGTGATTGGTTCAAAGTTTGTCACCAAATATTGGTTACCCTGATTAGGGGCAACGACCTGTGTGAACTCTACGAGTCCTGTGCTTTCGTGCATTGCACGTAAAGCAAAATTTGCGATTGCAGTTGTGAAACCGTCGGCTTCGTTATTGCCACCGCCTAGTACGTATGCCATTTTAATATCTCCTTAAGTTGGTTATACGATTTTACGGCTTGCACTAGACACAGTTGCAGATACACTAGCACCTTTCAATCCAACACGCTTACCTAAGCCTCTTGCTTGCGCCCATGCGTTGAACGCAGCAGGATCTTTGCTATAGTCTGGTATTGAATCTGGTGTAGCGCCTGCGAAAGTCTGTTGTCCAGGGCGCAAACCACTGCCATTAGATAGACCATTTTGCTTTAGTAACTTTGGATTACCTGTAGCAATTTCTTCTACTAATGACTTTAAGTTTAATGGATTACCATCCATGCCATATCGTTCTTGACCCTTTGAATTAACGATTGAATAAGAACCATCACGCTTGAATGATAGATTTTGTTTGATCTTGCTTAACGCATAGTCTTGTAAGTCAGGATCAAATCTATCGCCCATGTTTCGTAATATTTCACCATCAAGTTCCTTCATGCGTAATGCTCTTTCTTTTTGAGCGAGATCGCGCTGTAATTTCATGAACTGATCGCGTAGATCGGTGTTGTCATTACCTACTTCACGCCCCATGCGTGATTCTTGTGTAGGTTCGACATCCATTGGCTGTGCGTTGCCAACGTTAGTTTGACTCGCAGTGCGTGCCATGTAACCAATCGCTGCTTCTACGCTATCAAAATTTTGTCCGCTTGCTTGTGACAATGCGTTTAAAATTCCTGCTGTAGTGCTTTTGCGAATGGCACCTGCATTTACTTGCTTATCATTTGCACCATTATCCTGTGTTGCGTCAGGGGCTGTGGCGTTGCCATCGATATTGTTTTCTAACATATTTCCTCTTTAGTTATAACGTAACAAACGTAAATTACCTACCAGTGTTAATGCCAGTCAATTGAGTGGCAATAGCCTGATTTGTGTAATAGGATTGTCCAGTATAAGTGACTGGTGTGCCAATACCTTCATCATTGTATCCAGCACCATAATCACCTGCACTATCATATTCTGTTGTATCACCATAAACTGCTTCTGTTTCTCCAAACTGTTCTGGTGTACTAATTTGATCACCAAGATCACGACTATTAATAGTCTGATTATCCTTAGTCATCAATTCTTTAACTTGTGTATCGGCAATAGTATCAATAAATGCTTGTTCATACTGTGGTATCTTTTCAGCAGGAGCAAGCATACCAATAATTTCTTTTGCAATTAGATTATCAATAATAGGATTGTTTTGTACAAGTTGTTTTGCTTGTCCCATTAATGCTAATCTATAATTTGTATCATGCGCTTCATAGTCAGTATTATAATGTACTTCACCTGCCCAACGCATGTTCATAAAACGTGCGGCAAATGTAAATATCATTTCTTCTGCTACTTCCATTAAACGTGCCTTTGATTTGGCAAGACGATGTAATGTTTTGCGTTCTTCAATAATTGCTACGCCACTTGCTATTTGATTCTTGGTGTTGCGTAATCCACCTAAGCCTGTTAGGGCTTCTATATTGTCTAAAATTTCACGTTGGCGACTAGTTACTTTATCAACGTCACCTGTATCAACTGGAATAGTTTCTACTTGACCCTGACTTGCACGTACAATGGCACCAGCATGTACGGGTATGGCTACACCTTTATCTGCGCGAATAATAGTCTTTGCGAATTGAACTGAAGTATACGCTTCACACTCTAGTTTATAATGTTCGCGTTGTGCGTCACTTGCACTATCAATATCGCTTACGCCAATATCGATAGTACGTGGATCACGACGACCATAAACGATAAAGCCTGGTATTGCCATGCCTGCTGGATATGTGCCAGTGCCTATTTCTTCTACATCACCTTTGGCAACATTTTTGCCAACTTTATAACTCTTCCAATAACTTGGATATTCTTCTGTGCCAAGATGATAACACTTTAGATAGTAATTATCTTTATCTTCGCTTTCTAATACTTTGACGTACTTGACCATGGGCTTGCCACCAAACCATTCCCATTCCCAGTCCCATACATTTAATGGATTAACTGATACAACATATGGTCTACCATAATTTGCATCACCTTCTACTGGCATATCAACAAATACCCAACAATGTCCATAGATACTTGTTAGATCACCTACTTGTTCCATAAAGCCATCAAGGCTACGATTATTTAAATCTGCATCCAATAAAAATAATTCTGACCATTCAGTTGTATCTGGATTAATCTTTGTACCAGTTGGTGTGCAGAAAATTAATTCACGTTTAACACCTGGTTCAAATAAAACATCATTTATAGTATCTACTATGTACCTACAGATAGGTTGAGCAACTGTGTTTTGTACTAAATCTAGATAGAGATTACTATCCTCTGAAGGGCGCTTTTTACGAACATAAGTTTTAAAAATATAACCGCCAAGATATGCATATTGATATCCTAGCATCTGTTCATAAATGGCATTGTATATTGGATTTTTGTGTATTAATTCTTGGGCTTTTTTCATGTAATATTCCTAGTGATTATTCTTCGTCAAGATATTCGTAATAATCACCGCCAAATTTTTCTTCAGCGTATTCTTCTTTTTCCATATCAACATATTCTTCTACGTCCATATCCATGACATCTTCGGTTTCTTGTGTATATACGCTAAATTCATCTAGTGCTTTCATGACTTCTGGAAATTCACCAAATGCACGATCAATTTCTTGTGTGCTATGACCCATATCGGTCAAATAGCGTACAACATCTTTGGCAAGATCATAATGGTCATCTTGTGGTATATAAAACTTTGATATAGCATACATTTCAACCATCATATCAAAATCCATTGTAATTCTCCTTAATATCCTGTTATAGAGGCAGCAATGTATTTATGCTTCAAATAATACTGACATACACTATGTTTGCGTTTAAAGTGTGGTAGATAATCAGCGTTACCACAATACTCACAGACAGGCCACATAATTTTAGGATCATGAAACATCTTGTTATATGCTTTATATTTTTTCTGTAAACGTCCACGTTCTACTATTGTACCACAACTTAAATGATGTGGGTTAACACATAGTTTGTTACCACATTCATGTAATACTTCAAGTTTGTCACCATAATTGATAGTACCATGATATTCTACCATCATAATTCTATGCACAGTAGCCATGTTTAATTCTTTACTGACTTTCATCATACCATAACCAGCATTGTTTACTGGTCCAGTCCATGTCCAACATTTTGTTTTGCTGTTACTACCATCTTTGTTTGTTGGTATATTGGATCTACGCATCAATCGTTCTAATATTGTTTCTGTTCTACGTCTAGTCATTTGTTAACTCCATGTTGCATAATCTTCATTTGTTTCTGTACCATTAATAATTTCTTCCCATGTAGGTCCACCTGGATATAATGGGCTTTCTGGCATAAATTCACGCCCAGGTATATTTTGTCTAGCAATGCGTTGATCCATACCTACATATTCTGGTATGCTTGGTTGATCATGTGTAATTGGGAATAGATGATGTATACCATATCTTAGTGCGTCACCTAGACCGTCTATGTGAGCATACTTTTGCTCTGTATATTTTACCAATCGTTTACGGCTGCCATCTTCATAGTGATAGGTTGTCAATGCTTCTAATAATAATTGATCATTACTAGGCACTACTAACCCTCCTCTTGCTATAAAGGCATTACTGGTATTATCAGTATCAACTATCAGTGGATTACTTTTTCTGCTGTTAACAATTGTAAAACCATATTTCTCTAAAATAATTCTATCTGTTATACCAAATGGACTTGTAGTATCACGATTAACTTGTGTACCACTCATGTCTATGATGCTATTGATTCTGCGTTTAGGAAAATCTATGCGTATTGCTTCTGCTATGCCTTCTGTGCTACAGTCAGGTATGGCATAACTTTTTAACACTTCTAATTTGTCTTGATTGACTTGTGCAACAATAGCACACATCACACGTTTGTTGAAATCGTGGAATGTATATAGATCACCATGTCTATCAACAATATTATCAACACTATGTTTATGTTTATCGAATGTATAATAAAATTGGTCTTGTACGCTTTCCCAACTGCACAAATAATCTTGCGCAAACTTAAGTGGACTTAATAATTTTTTTTGTTCTTCTATAAATTTACGATTGCCACTACGCATCTGCAAATAGTTATAATGTCTGACTATATAACGCTCTTTATTTTCTAGTGCCAATTTAAATAAATCATATAGCGGTCCGGTACCATTAGGTGTGCTTATTACAATTAATCGACCAGCAGTATCAGGCTGACCAACTCTAGGGCGTAATCGATTGGTAATTTCTTGCAATGTTTCTTGGGTGTACAGAGCAGCCTCGTCCGCAATCCATACGCCCACGTTAAGACCACGTAGATTCTCACGCTGCTCTGCACTCTTGCATCTTATGAATACACCATTAGGAAACTTAATTGTAAGTTCACTATTGTTTATATCCTCACCATCTTTGAGACCAAAATGCTCCATGCAACTATTTTTCAGTTGTTCCCAAATAAGTGATTTAATCATTGCACCTGTTGGCGCACTATAAATTATGTCTTTGCCTTTATGGTATCTATAATCTGTAGCAAATATAGGTAGTGCGATAGCAGCAAGAAATGTCTTGCCACTACCTACAGGCACAATATTAATTGAGTGCTTATCGGTATCTAACCAATCACGCAATATTGTGGCTTGTTCGCCATATAGTGGTATATTAATTTTTTTGTGCATTTGCCTTAAATGCTAGTTCTACTGCCTCTTGAAATGTTTGATCACGATGTGTTTTAACAGGCAAACTAGTTTTGACATCTAATGTTTTTGGTAGTGCTAGTGCATTGACTACGCCACTGTTTGGCATAAAGTAATTGTTAGTATTACCTTTAAAGTTCATAGGATTATAATTTGCACAAGGGAACCAATATATTGTATAACCTAATTCAGTAAGGTAATCATATATGTTAGGTAGATAATCACCATGCTGATGTTCATACAATATCACAGGCAAATGTGTGCGTATTGTCTGATCTAATCCTTGCAATACTTCCCATTCATGACCTTCTACATCAATCTTAATAACATGCGGGACAGGTATGTTATTGTTGGCAATAAAATCATCTAACTTAACAAATTCTGTTTCTATGCCTTCACTACTTACATGCACTTCGCCATAGTTATTAGGCTGTGACAAATCAATATCTTCTATGTATCCTGTGCCATTATAGTTACTGCAGGCTACATTGTATAATGATATCTTATTGTTAAATTTTGTGTTTAGTTTACACAATTTGTAATTCTTTACATTTGGCTCAAAGGCATAAACATGTTTGGCTTTTTCACTTAAGCCTAAACTATGAAAGCCTATATTGCTACCAATGTCATATACAATTGTGTTACTGTCAATAACATGGTTAAGCAAATTGATTTCATATTGTCCATACTCGCCATATGCTTGTATGCTAAAGCCAATCATGCCATCATTTCTAAACACATGCATGTTGCCATAACGTGATTTAGTATGTACGGTATATTCGCTAAAACCTATATCAGGAAATAGTAATTGGTCGCTAGTATAATGTGTATATTTTGTATCTATGTGTATAGGTGTAGTTGTAATTTCACTTGTTATTGTTTCCATATTATTTGCTCTCTAATTTAATTGTTTTGTCAATTGCTGTCCAATCTGTTAATTCTTTTTGTGGGAAGTTAAATGTAGCATGTAAACTCTCGCCCATAGTTGTATGGTCTACATCGATTTTATCTGCTACAACTTTGTTACCAATCCACTGTAGGTATTGTGCTACTAACTTTGTATCACCACTTAAACGTGCTTTGTTTAGTTCTTCTACTAATAATTGTGCGTAAGTTTGCTTATTGACCTTATAAATTTCATTTAATATTGTGCTGGCGCGTATCTTTTCACCAACACCTTTCTTACGCCCACTACCAGGTCTATATCCACCGCGCCCTGGTTTGGAATTCTGATTGTTTTTCATATAGTTTTAATACGATTGTTATATGCTTCTAGTATTGCTGTATAACGTGGATGATCGTCTGCTTGTTTAGTTATATTATTAAACAAATCATTAACTGTTTCCAATTCATATGTGTTAATCATATGTATGTAGGTTTTAACTACACTAGGATTAGTCAATCGTTGATATATGTGACTGTCTTTCATATTTTTTCTGCCCTATATGTGCCACAACAGGCACATTCTAATCTATAACCATAATCCAATAATTTTAACTCTACTGCATTACATAGTTTTGTATGGTCTTGTTTACTCATACTACTATGACGCTTTAGGTTACGCACTTTAAGTAATATCTGATGTTCATCCATATTGCTAATGCGTATTAATTCTTCTTCTATCACTTCTTTGGCTTTGGTTTAGTTTTTGGTTTCTTGTTGTACATATTATTTCTTCTTTACTTTTACGCAGACATCACGACCATTTGTTGTGCCCTGATATCTATATCCTTCCCAACATGCTTTATTATCAGCACCTACTTTTTTACCCTGACTATTTGTTTGCTGTAATTTTACTGGTTTAGATTGTTTCATACATATACCTTTTCATAATTATTAGGATCATCTTCTGGGTCTAGTCCGTCCCAAAGTTTGCCATTTGCTTTTTCTTTATACTTTAATGTACCAAATACACTTAATATTTTCTGATTGTTATCTTTCCATTTATTAACAATCTCATCATAACGATCACTACCCAATATTAGTTTTAACTGTGTTTTACAATCACTAACTGTGGGATTGATATCAAATTTACTATCTTCTATTTGATACATAAAGTCTAGGCAACGATCTAATTCTGATTCATTCATGTATAAACTTAATTCAGTAATCATTTTGTTCATAATGTTTACTTTTTTATTATCGAATTTACGATTCCAAATATCTGTAGTAAACATTAATGAAATGTCTCCTCTGAATTTGGTTTATCGTTATTAACTAGTTCAGTAACATTATGTTCTGTTAGTAAACTACTAATAAAGTTATGTACGCTTTCCATTGCTAGTATTGTAAAGTCTACGCCACGCTTTTCGCCTTCAAGCATTTTACTAGTATCAATATTTTTGGCATTTTCTAATGCACTTTTAACATCTGATAATAATGGTTGTAATGTTACCCATACAATACCATCTTCTGCTCTTACCATTTTGTAATTCATTTGTTATTCCTTATGATTTTTTCTTGTATCCACCAGTATATCCTGCTGCATATGCTGCACGACCCTGACGTTCTGCATCTGATTTCTTTTTGTAGACTTTACCTGATTTACCCCACTGATAACCTACAACATTACCTGCTTTACTATAGACTGGATGTACTGGCATGTTAAAGTTCCTCACTGTCTTTATTATTTAGCACTTTGCAAACATATCTATGCTTATCTATAACAATAGGATTATTAATCAATAGTTTGCATAGTTGACAACTTTTGCCCTTATGTACCCATATACCATCAACACGCATGTATAAATCACATAGTGGAACTTGTGGTAGTTCTACTTTTGGCTTTTTAATCTTATTAATTTTTTTAAGTTGACTGGCAGTGCTAGCATTAATACCACTAGTAATACCTAAACTTTTACGTTTCTCTGGACTGATTTTATACTTCTTTGGCATCAACCTTATTTAACGCCAAATAAACTCTCACGAAATTGGATGTCTTCAAATGTTAATGTTTTTGGTTGTAGTCCTAAACCACGAACAGCGTTATATATTTGATTCATGTCTATACTAATAACTTCAAGTGCGTTCATTTGTATATCACTTAAATCATATTGTGTGCCATATACTAAATTGTTTAGCATACCACATACAAAACTTTCTGGTGTATTTTTGCCATTAACACCACTTGGTAATTGTTTATGTGTAGTACTCCAATATTCCTTAACCAATATACTATATCGTTTGTCTTTGTGATTTCGTAATTCACCCATTAAGCATGTATATGCGAATAGTTCTTTTTGTAGCCATTCCATATCATTCTTGTTTATTTTTACATATTTGGTTTTAGCAGTAGTATTCTTTATGTCGTAATCTATTTGTTTCATTTGTTATCTCCTATAATTTATTATACAAATATTTATTGATTGAGTCAATTTTTAATCATTTGGTAATGATATTTCTGTTAAGTGTAAATGTCTTTCACTTCGTTCAAGACATACACTTCACAGAAACTTCGTTTCTGTTCGTGTTTATTGTTTAACAATTGGTTGGCTTGTTGTTCTCCCTCGCAAAGGGAAAGGGGTAGATATTTCTACCACGATCCCAATACCTCGCTATAGGTTTAAGGTCCTAACTCATAACATTTACCGCAGCGGAATGACTATATCTCGCGCACCATATAGGCTGTTAGCGTGTCACCAATAACATATAGAAATAGTTAGTGAACCTATATGTCTGGTATGCGTCCTCTACCCTTATTACTATGACGCATCGCATTCTTACCATTACATCTTGAGAAATGTTATTTTCATCTACTCTCGTAGGTCAAAATTCATTTAAGGCATCCCTAATAGGGGTAGTCCCAAGATATTGCGCTGACCGTCGCTATTGTGCCTCTTCTAACACCACTACCGTAATTGCTACGGATTACATATACTTCTACGCGATACGCTGCGTTATAAAGTCAGTAAAGTTCAAATCTAAATTCAACTTCATACCAATTTTTAATTAAATCCATGGCAATAGACCTTTTTTGTTTTATTGTCCATAATTTATATTTTCTATATTGATGTTGAATATCGATTACTCTTATGTAATCGTTTCCTTGAATACAATTTTTTATTTCTAATAATTTTTCTACCCAATTAAACAATTGGTCATCAGGTAAATTATCAATAGTTTTCCAAAATATCCATGGCAAGCATTCGGGATTTTCGTCGTAAATATCCCGTAATTGTACAATCGTCATTGGAAATGTTGTCATTTGTATCTCCTATAAAATACAATTATCTTAACACAACTATAAAATCATCTTTAGAGAGATTGGGGATATTGCTCTAACAATATCCCCTGACTTTATAGGATTAAGAAATGCTCTTGAAAGCATATGTATTTATACAACAAGATAAATTACCCAAATAATTTGTATCTACAATTTACTTGTGTATAATTAATATTGTGTATCGAGGCTTATTACTTTT